GTCGCTTTCACTGCTGGGAGAGCACCCGAATTCTGAACGATCGCAAGACCAGGCTGAAGTTGGTATGCCATTTATTATTACATGAGAATATTTATAATCTAAGCTGGGCCAATGCCATGACCTCTATGAGAAACTCGGCTATCACCCGCTGGATCAAGTCCGGCAAACGCTTCAAGCTGAACACCACGGGCATTTGGATTACACAATTCTGGGTTTGATCTACAATCACGCCCATTTTTTGGTCCGTAGCACCATTCCGCGAATGAAGTTTGGTCGCCTGGAATTTTAGAAACAGGTGCTGTCACAAATTGACGAGCCGCCGCATTGCGTTGGTATTGGGGGAGGGCTGAACGAGAACGCCCCGCATCATATGGAATACGGTCATCTAACATACTTTTGACAATTGGCTTAACAGTTGGGTAGTAGCACGCTTCAAGGCGGTTAGGGGCATCTGTGTAATCTGTAATGAGGACATTACCCATTGGATTGTCTTGGGTTGGCATTTGGCAACTACTTGATGCCATTCCATAAGTTTCCTTAACCATTTTTGACTTGTAAAGAATATAAAGAACGCCGAGAACGGTACCACCAAGAACAAAGATTCTTGGATCACGACGAATGAGATAAATGGCACAGCATGCGTAGATCACAAAACGCGATGCTGCGTTAATTCTGTCTTCTGGAGATTGATCGCGATTTGGCCAGAACTGCGAGACTTGATCAGCCCGGATGAGTTGCTGAGGATCGTCAAACCAAGCCTTCATTTAGTATAGCACGAGGTTTATTTTTTATCCATACCCCCAAGCATACTGCCCATCATCTTCATGAGGGCGTCTTGGTCAATCTCACCACCTTCAGTCTGCATCTTGTCTGCGCAGTCCTTTGCGATACCCTCAATGAGGTTGAGGGTCTCGGCTGGGATAGCGGTAATCGTAGTACCCAACATGTAGAGGGTCTGGAGGTATTGCCATGTAGCAGCCTTGGTATTGGCACTCATACGAGCCCAGTAGCTCTTGATGTTGAGGTCCTTGAGCATTTCAATCTTTTCAATTTCCTCGAGGATGAACTTCTCATCCTTTGAAGAGATCCTGTCAGCATAAGGGGTCACACCCTTCATAAATCCATCAACAATAATGCGTGGATTCGTCTTCTTGAGCATTTCAAAAGATGTAGTCATCTTCTTGATTCCGGTTTCATCTGGAAAAGTCTTGTGCAATTCCACAAGAAATTGGGAAAGCATGTCATTGAACGCAGTGACAGACGCCATTTTCTTATTCGTAGGGTTAAATCTTTAAGTTTAGAAAGGGTCGTTAGAAATAGCCTCTCTCTGACCAAGACCATTCGCGACGATAAAATAGACGAGGATCGCATTTAGGACCGCTGGCTTGGTATATTTATTGAGTTCTAATTTGCCCTCGTTATTGAGTTGGGCCTTAAGGTGAATGTAACCAGCGGTGATGGCCGCGGCGATGAGGGCGGCGCTCATGGGGTCTCGGAGATATTCGGACAGATCTTCCATTTAATTATACGCAGTTTTTTTTACACGCTGTTCTGGGGCATCCCCAAAGAAGACGCCCTCATCCTCTTCCTCAATTGGTTCTGGCATGGCTTCGGATTCGGTGGGGATGGCACCTGTCACAGGTTCTGGTGCTGGGTCTTGGACACCTGGAACAGTCTTAAATTCATTTTCAAGACCTGTTGGTTGAACGGGCTCTTCTTCGGCACCCATCATTGGCTCGTCTTCTGGAAGTGGTTCGGGTTCTGGGAAAGCCTCTTCAGCGGGACCGTCAAAGACATCTGGATCTTCACCATCGTGAACCTCGCCATCAAGATCAATGTCACGCATCTCAGCAGATTGAGACATGTAGGTCTGGAGGATTTCCTGGACGGGGATGAGCTCCTTTACGGTGGCCTCAATGCACACAGAGAAACGACGAACCAATTGTTCGTCACGAACATATTCACTCTGTTCTTCATGGAACACATATGGATCCTTGTAGAGATCCTTGGCAATATTGTTGTAGCAAGTTTGAATGAAAACCTCATTGCTTGGCAACTTGAGGCTGATCTTCTTGTTGTCCGCCTTGAGACGAACGGCTGAGAGAATCTTGGTTGATGCGACAAAGACTGCTGCCAAGAGATCATTGAACCAAGCACATCGGTTCGCGATGTTGTCACTATGTTGCTTAGACATAGCGTTAGACCAGTTTGGCACTTCCTTCAGCAACTTTTGGAACATAATGAGGGTCTTTCGCCCTTTGGAGAGCTTGGTCGCTTCATCATACATATCCTGAAAAACTTCAATCATAGGTGGACACATGAGGAGGTAGAGTTGGTTCATGTACTCCTTCTTCGCTTCTACCATAATATTGAGATTGTCCATTTATCATTGAGTGTGTTTTTAATAGTGGCCGTCCTACGCACCTCTCCTGTACTTATCTGCCATCTTTTTGAGATTCATGAGGTCTGGGAACTCATTTTCATCGGGTTCATTCACTTTCTGCTTCACCTTTTTGGGTATGATCCATGAGACATACATATCATAGTCACTCACAAGTCGTACATCAAAACCACCCAACTTAAGCTGTCGCATGATGTATCTCGCGGCCGCACCCCTATCAAATGTAGGATACCCTATGACAAATGTTGGGACTGTGAGGAATACCTGTTTATGTCCCAACTCCACCGATTGTTTAATCTTTCGTGAAAACTGTTGATATACACGAGTGTATATCTCTTTCTTGATCTGTTTTCTCTTCTCATCAATTTTCGTCACATCATTGATGCTGATCATTATAATTGCTTCAATTTATTTTTAGCCATTTCTAACTCACCTTGGGTTGGCACAGCAGCCTCCTTCACAAGTTCATACTTCACAAAGTCTTGTCCACCTTGACTCTCAACAAATGGACTGACATCAGAGACAGTCTGAACATCAAGGGGTTGTGATCGGAGAGACATCAAGTTCACTTGTCCATTTACAACTTCGTATGACGCAACAACAGAGAAACCAAATGCGAAACCATCATTCTTGACAGTCATAAACATACACTCATAGATAGCCTTGTCGTCATTCACAAACTTTTTGACCACTGTAGTTTCAATGATGTAGGTGCAGAGCCCTGTTCGCTTCGCAATTTCTTTGTTCGCTTGGAGAACAAACTCCTCCATCATGTCATTGTCAATATCGGCTTCCGCCTGACTATACCCACTGAGGTCTGGTCTGGCGTCATCAAGGCGAATGGATCCGGTTGGCTTTTTGTATCCTGAAAATCCAAAGACTTCGGTGAATGGTTCGCGTCTCACTGTAAGTAACAGGACGATGGCAATAAGGACGATCGTCAAAGACCAGTTCATCATCTTTACTACTATGCGTTAATTTTTTTTTCAAAAATACTCCCTACATATTAGATGTCGCTGCTGATATACAGCCCAAGATGCAAACACTCCATGGAAGTCATTGAGTACATCAACCAACACAAACAATTGAAACAGTTGGTACACTATCACAACATCAACACCCAAGGCATTCCACCCGCCTATCGCAACAAGATTACTCGCGTTCCAACAATGTTAACGAAGAATGGTAAAGTTCTTGTGGGGAATGAAATTAAAAACTGGTTAGACTCCCTTCTCCCAAATAAGGAAGTCTCCAACTGGGGTTTCGGTGGTGCATGCTCCATGACCACATTGGAGGGGGAAGAGAATGACACAGACATGTTCTCACTTGAAAGTTATGGACAATCTCTCCAACCCGCGATGACGAGGGAGCTTGAGGAAAAGATTAATAGAGATGTCTCAAAGGGTGTCGCATATTCCGATCAAGCGATTTAAAGATATAACGCAGTATTTTTAGTAACATGAGACTCGTTACGATCCAAGCCTCGGCCATCAAATCTACATTTGAAGTGCTCAAGGATATTCTCAATGATGTGAATATCTTCTTTCGTCCACAGGGTATGTATGTCGTCACACTTGATACAGCGAGGACATCCCTCATTGATATGTTCCTATCCGCTGATAACTTTGAAGAGTATCATTGTGATCAAGAAGAAATTATTGCCGGAATTAACATTTCAAATACTTTCAAACTTTTGAAGACAATTACAAACAATGATGTTCTTACAATTGAAATTAACTCAAAGGAGTTCATGGATATTGAGATTACAAGTGAATCCAAGAAGACAAGTACAAAGTTTCAATTGAAACTCCTCGATATTAATGAAAGTCGCATTGAAGTCCCAGATGTCAATATGACGAGTGTCACAATTCTTCCATCCGCAGACTTTCAACGCCTCTGTAGGGATATGTCCAATATTGGAAATGACATTGAGATTACAAGGGCTGGTAAGGAACTTCGCCTCCGTTGCGAGGGGGATTTTGCCAATCAAGAGACTTCCATTCAATGCCCAGATGAGAGCCCCGAAATGACAGGTCTCTATTCCCTGAGGTACCTGAATATCTTTACAAAGGCGACGAGTATGTGTTCGTCTGTGCAAATTATGCAGGAAGAGGGTAACAGGTTTTTGATTCTAAAGTATAATGTCGCCAATCTGGGTGAACTCAAGTTCTACATGGCTACTAAGGTACCCGAAGATCAGTAGTAGAATCCTCAAGGGTGAGTAAAGTCTTCTTCATACCCAATGAGTTGCTAAGTACTATTTTTGGGTACTTTGTACGAAGGGTTTTTGATGTGTAGTAAAGAAAGTCCTTGAGAGGCACACTCTGTCCATGGAAGTCATTCCTTGGCCCCGCATACCTCTTCACCTTTTCAGTAATGTTTATCTGTGGTTTATCATCATGATCCACGATCCAAACACTACTCAAAGGGATACTGAAACTCATACCTTCGGATTCATTTTCACCCGGCCTGAAGTTGATATCATTGGAGATGGCTTTATAGATTTTACCACCATACCAGTACTTCACACGAAGAATGAGATTTCTGACATTTTGTGGAACAATTGTGTTTCTAAATTGCTTACCCGTTGCGTTCATGTAGAATTCATCAAGGACCCCATCCCAATCTTTCTCCTCTTCTAACCAAAATGGATCTTCAATATAGTATTTCATTCTATAGTCAATCTTGTATTCCAACTCTTCTGAAATTATGGTATAGTCCCGAGGTGTCGTCAACTCTTTGTAAAAATATAAAACATTACTTAAAAGTTTAATCAACATTCTTAATTATAATGGAGGGAAACTTTTTAAGTAGGTATAAAAACAAACTTGAATATTGGACCAATCTTATTGAGACAGATCCCTCCAATAAATGTAGGTACGAATCTGAAATGTCTGACTATATGATTAGATGTATGCCCTATATGAATCAATATGCGGATGAAGCCGAAGAGGTTACAAACACTGACAATGTTTTTAATGTCAAAGAGACGGTGGGACTCCAACGGAAAGATATATTTAGGGATTACCTCATAGATGTGGAGAATCAAAATATAACGAGACCGGGTGAGCGTCATGTAGAACAATGTCAAACCTGTTCTACAAGTAATGTGATTCACATTCAAGATACAAGTGAACTTGTGTGTGATTCATGTGGACTTGTCTTAGCATGCCTCATTAGTGAAGAGTTGACATATAGGGAAGAACGAGAAACTTCTGAGAAAGTTGTTAATTATAGTTACAAGAGGGAGAATCACTTCAATGAATGGCTCAGTCAGTTTCAGGCACAGGAAATGACGACGATACCCGATGAAGTCATGGAGCAATTGAGATCAGAACTCAAGAAGATGAAAATTAAGAACCTTGAGGACATTACACACGCCAAAATACGAGGACTCCTCAAGAAGTTGAGACTCAATAAGTACTATGAGCATGTTCCATATATAACCAATATACTGAATGGTATTAGGGCACCCAATATGCCACAGGAACTGGAGGAGAGGTTGAGGATTATGTTCAAGGATATACAAAAACCGTTTGACGACAATTGTCCATCAGAGAGGAAGAACTTTTTGAGTTACTCCTATGTTCTCTACAAGTTTTGTGAACTTTTGGGGGAAGATGAATACCTCCAATACTTTCCCCTCCTCAAGTCCAAGAGCAAATTGTACGCACAAGATCAGATTTGGAAGAAAATATGTGCGGATCTTCAGTGGGAGTTTATTCCAACGATATAACAACATGAAGACTAAGTGTCCCAACTTTGATGTGTGCTATAAAATGAGAGACTCCCGTCTGAACGTGTGTACAGCATGCTTTTGGAGATTTGAGAATAAGATACTTGAGTTTAAGGATGACATGGAATGTCCAGTGTGTAACGAATCCAGGAAATGTGTCCGTTTTAAGAAATGTGAACACTTTGCGTGTGTGTCACTGTGCTTTCCACGATTACATGAATGTCCAATGTGTTCAAAACTTAAAGAAGCTGGTATATCCTCAAGTAATGAATAAGTACGAAAGGTTCTGTGTAGATGAGGCACAGTATCATCTAAACAGAGCTCAAGAGCTTTTGACAGAGGGTCTTAGGGACCCAAAAAGGTACTACAACGAGGGTCAGGAGTTTTACAGAATCTTGGCTAAGATGTTTCCATTCATTGTTCTTCTACAACAATACAACGCACCTCAACCTCACGATTCGGATGAGGAGGATAGTTTATCAAGTACGCAATCTTCAGTCCCATCAGACGAAGATAGTTTTGAGCCTGTAACTCAGCTTGCTCGTTAAGGGTCTTGATTGTTTTGAACTCAAGAACAACTGTGTTGTTTATGATGATATCAGCCCTAAGGTTCCCAATTATATGTCCCTCAAATGGGACGGGTACAATTCTCTCACTCTCATATTGAATACCATATTTTCGTAGAAGTACCTCCATAGCATTGTGGTATACTCTCTCACTGTATCCAGCACCCAGTTGAGAATATATCTTTTTGGCGAGAGCCTCTACATCTACCATAACTTACTTTTTACCATTCGCTTTAATAATCTTGTTCTTCAAATTTGGAGTCAGATTGTAACCCGTCATATTTTTGAAAGCCTTGGTGTTACCCGCTTTAGCAGCAGCCCTCGCCATTGTAGCCGAGGGGGCATTGAGGGTTCGGGGGACCGCAACTTTCTTAAATGGGAGGAACTTGAAACTGTTCTCTCTATTCTGACCAACAACCATGATTGAATTCTTATTGAAGTTTTGAGCAATCTTTGCTATACTCTTATCCTTGGAAGACGCCACAATTGTCACATTGGGGAACCATCTCCGAAGGATACGCATCTTGTTCTCAACGGGTAATGGATTTTTAGCATTACCCACAGAGTGGGACACAACGACAATTGGGGTCTTGTTAGCGCGACGCGCTGTCTCAATGACTTGTTCAATCATGAGTCTGTGCCCCTTGTGAGGTGGATTGAAGCGACCATATGTGAAGACAACAGACTTCATTAATAATGTCGGAGAATATAAATGTGGACC